TTGCCGCAGCAAGCTTCTCCGTATCTTCTTTATTGCTGGCCATATTCGTCGCCCCCTATCGTCCAACAAATACCTTGAGTTCCTGCGCCTGGGCGTTAAAGGAAATGCCCGTGATTGCCTGATATCCAGCGTACGTTTGCTCCGTTGCCCACCGGCTCACGCCGTCCTCTGCCACCCGCTCGGTCAGCACTTCCACCGGGTTCAGCGCTCCCCGCGCGCCCAGTACCGCCGTCAAGTCCCCGAAGGCAACCGCATCCACCGGATGCACACAGATCACCAGCAGATCAACCGCCGTCATGGTCGTGGGGCTGCACAGCGTCACATCCCCGATTTCCGTACCGTTACTCAGCCGTATCTTCATGCGGTTCATCCTTTCCGGCTTCGGGCGTTTTTTCGTCCGTGATTGCTGTGGCAATGGTCTGCATGGCTGTCACCTTCAGGCTAATTTCTTCCATCGTCCGTACCGGAATCAATTCCAACAGGCGTAGCGCGCTGTCGAGCCGGTTCATATTCACCTGTTTCATGCTGCGTTCTCCTTCTTGTTGCGTTATGCCCATGTCAGTACGTTTCGGTAGGTTCCGCCGATGTTGATGCTGTTCAGGCTGACCGTATGCCCGTTCAGGTAGAAGGACGATGCGTGCAGGTCCGCGCAGTATAGGGAATTGGCCGATATCGTCCCGTCAAAATAGGATAGGATCGTCGCCAGATTGGCTTTCATGGAGGCGTAATCCGTTTCCATCGCGCTTGAATCAATCGCGTGCGAGCTGATTTTGTACACGTTGATGGAATAATTGGTGACCGCCTCACCAGCGAGCGTGTTGTCTGCGCCGTAGGTCACTGACCCCGCGTCCACGCTTCCCCGGAAATGCCCTTCCGCGCAGTACAGCGCGCCCGCCTTCGTCACCCCGAAGCTCGCGCCGATCTTGAAACGCCAGTCCTTTCTCTCCCCGCTGTCCGTAATCTCAGTTGCCTTCAAAATATCGGCGTTCCCCCAGTACAGCGTTGGGGCCACGCTGTCGCTGTTGGCGCCCAGATACTGCCCGGTGGCTCCGATGGTAAAGCCGCCGATTTTCCCGCCCGTCACAATCAAAAAGCCGCTGGTATCCACCGAAAAGGTTTCGTTGATGCTCACGTATCCGGTCAGGCTGATCTTGTTGGCGGAAATGGCGATTTCTTCCGCGCTCTGGTTGATGGTGCTGATAACGCTGTTCTTGGATACTTTCGTCTGAATCAATTTAGCCGTCTGCGTGATGTAAGACGTATAATTATCAAGCGACACATATCCGTTGAGCGCCCCGTCCGCTTTTACCGCCTGATCGATCACCGTCGAAACGCTTTCCGCCATGTTGTCGGTGTCGATGTTTGATAGAACTGAACTGAGCGTCTTTTGCAGCGTGTAGATGTATTCAATCAGCGTGCTGATCTTTTCATCCGTTGTTTTTTTGGAATCGATATCGGGCATTTTGACGTCAAATCTCATACTTGTCACTTCCCGCCGAGATACGCTTCGCAATGGAGAACAGCGAAAATTCGCCCTTTCCCTGAATGCGGAGCTTCACCGTTCGACAACGTTTTGTCGTAATCGGCAAAACCATGTTTTGCGGACGGATCACGGCAGTATGATAGATTTCAGTCCACGCCCCAAATCCGTTATACTGGATCAGCACTTTCATGCTGCTTCCCAACGCCAGATCAACCGAAAGCTGAATCCCCGAAATGTATTTGGTATAGGGGTTTTCCGTCCCAATGTCCCCCGTTTCAAGCATCCATTCAATCGGGCCTTCCAGCGCTTTTCCGGCATCCCCGTATTCGTCCAGCGTACCGCGAGCGCTGTATAGAATATTGTCTGCAATGAAATAAAGCTCTCCGCCAAGCTGAACAAACCAGCGAACATTGAGGTTATCCTCTTTGCTCCAGGTCTGGTTTTCGGTGTCGTATACAAACAGCGAATGCTCGCCGTTTTGTTTTTCCATGCAGATGTAATAATAGCGGCCCCACGCCCCCGCGACGGCGTTCCGATACGTTTCGTTCCCAAGCGCGGCCGATATCCCGTTGGGCAAAGACTGCGCGAACGCGCATACATCGTTGAGCGCCCGATAATACAGAACCTCGTTCACAACGCAGAGGCTTTTTCCGGACCCTTGCGACACTCCCCGCGCCCCGGTATCCGATAGGGTAAAATTGCTCGGAATGGTTCCAAGAATTTGGTGGATGATGTTCTCCTTGAAAAAGAACACATTGCCCAGGTGCGTTGCCGCTCCCGTGAACGGCCCCGCGCTCCCGACCGTCACCGCATAACTGTCGGTGGAAATCCCTCTGTACTGATACCAGTTCTTCGCATCGCCAAGCGCACAGGCATAAATTTCGTTATTCGCGCTGTTGCAGCCCCAGAGTCGGTTGTTGCTTTCCGTGATGTATTCCATGTCCGGGGTGTATCGGTCAACCGATACCGGAACGCTGTTCACCGCGATTGCCTGCGCAATGACGGCGGTGATCACAATCCAATCCTCCCCGCGCGCGGTCAGGAAAAAATCCCCGTTTAGCGCTGCGTTATCCATCCCCGCGATGGTTACGCTGTCATATTGCGAAAAGTCCGCGCCAATTCCGGGTGCGATGATCTTGACATACACGGTTTGGATGGTTGTCCACATGGACAGGCTCGTGCTGTATTGTTTCAAAATGGAGGTTTCGCCGCTGATGTCCAGCCAATAATCCCCGTTTTCGGGTGCATCGGGGGCAGTGGAGCTGGCCGTATAGCTGGAGTAGGCGTTTCCATCCGATCGGCACAGGACGGCGCTTACCGCTCCCGCGCTGACGTAGTGCGCTTCCAAAGGGCCAAACTCTCCTGTGCGCGTGTTGTAGTATACCTTGTCCGGCCAGATGACGATATTCGCGCCCATGCGCATAACCTTTTTTTCCGTGTCCGTAACCGTCCCTACAGCTTCTCCGTTGTAATACAGGGTCGTACCGTCCACCCAACCCAGTTTATCATTGGCAAAAAGTCCGTTTGCCTTCTCCAACTTTCTGAGAATCCCACGCGCGTGACGGGAGCGGATTACCGGGAGGTATTCTCCGGTGACGTTCTTCTGGTCAAAGAATTCTGTGGAATTGATTCTCATTCCATGGTTGTATCCCGTAAACCCGTTTACGCCATCCATGCTTGACGTAAGCGGTTTCAAGGCCGGAAGCTCGATCATCGACGAACGCTCCCTTCTATACCGTAATCCATCCGCTATTCAGATCGGCATGGCTTTGGGCCACGCTCGCTGCATAACTGTTTTTGTAGCTGTTGAACAGCTGCATTTCGTTCGCGTATCGGTCGTATTCCTCATTTTGGTTGTCGACCATGGCCGATAGCCAAAACAGGTAGATTTGTTCAAACGGGAAAGGCACCAGCAAAACGGTATTCAAGTCCGTGTCCACGGAATAGGCTTTGCTAAGCGTTGGCATGCCCGCTCTGCCCTGATGAACGGATTGGCTGATTTGCCCGTCCAGATCGCTGATCCAGCTGACAAGCGTTTCCTGACTGTAGGCATTGGGCTTCGCCGCCTGAAACCGGGTTAACAGTTCACGGATGATCATCAAACATCAGCTCCGTTCCAATCGCAACGCCCCAGTCCTGCCCTGGACAAGCGTCTGTACCAGCGTTGCATGCAGAGGGGGAAACGCCCCCTCTGTGATTCAGCTCAGTTCCGGGATATCGGCGTTCAGCGCTTTAGCGGTCTGCTCAATCAGGCGAATCGTCGCGGCATCCTGCGTCGCGCTTTCCTTGATGGCCATGTAGACGTAGTAGGGCACGGTAACCACTACGCCGCGAGGCAACTGATTGGGCACGCCGTTAATCATCACGTAAAGGTCACGGCTGTACCGTTCGTTATCCTTGAACAACTGAATGCGAACCATCTGCCGGGGATTCTCACCCTCATAATCATCTCCGGACGGAACCGCTTTGTCCTTGCCGGCCAATTTTGCGTTGGCCGCGGCGAGCTGCGCTTTGAGTTTCGCAATCTCGTTGCGGCTTTTGCGGTCAGAATCCTCCGAAGCCGGTTCGTCCGTTGCGGTTTCTTCCAAGATGGCTTTGTTGTCTTCTGCGGAAATGGTAGCGCTATCGGTCTTCTTCATTCAAGCCTTCTCCTTTCAGGACGGGCGCAGCGGAAAATTCCGCTACGCCCCGCAAACTTAGTTACTTTCGGCAACCAGACCCATGCTGGTCGTGTGCTCCACCCGCACCATGTACGCCTCAATCAGGCGCTCGGTCACCTTGGTGGCCTTCCAACCCACGGACCCCACAAGGTTCAGCGCGTCCTTATAGCCAAGCGGTTTCACGACGTGCTGCAAGCCCATGTTGCTTACCTCGGTTGTGCCGTAAGCATTCATGGCCAGGAATACCGTGCAGTAGATCGCGCTGCCGTCCCGCCCCGCGCCGTAACCGCAAATCATGGCGTTTGCCGCAACGCTCTTGACGGCGGCGGTTACCACGAACTTCGCCGTGCCGGGATCGCCTGCGGTTACGCTGACCAGCGTCGCCTCGTTCCCGCCAACATACATCTTCACCGTGCCCGCCGCAATTTTCGCGGTCAGTTCCGCCGCCTGCGCGACGGTGATCGCCTCGTTGGTGAAAATGCTTGTGCTGCCGGTAGCGTCAAGTGCAGTTTTCAAGCTCATTCGGCACACGCCGTTCCCGGCGGAACCGAAGAAATATTCGGGGCCGATGATCTTGGCTTCCGTGGATTCCATGAAGCCGGCGTCATACAGTTTCCCGATAGAACCGTTGTAGATCTTGTCAGGGTTCACGTACTTCTGCGCTTCCAGCCATTCCTTGTTGCCCATCATATCGGCGATGGTGTCCGGGTGGATAATGCAGGGGTACAGGGCGTTGATCTTCTTGGCGTTGTTCCGCTTCAGGATGTTCACTGCCTTCCGGATCACAGAAGGGGTAAACAGGCAGTTGGCGTTGACATTCGCGCGGAGCAGGACTTCCGTTTCCACGTCGCTCACCACTTGAGGAGCGAACATCTTGTTGGTGCCGCCGCACACAACCTCGCGGGAAATGGTGTCCAGCGTGCGACCCGCCTGGCTGCCAAGCTCGACCGTCGCGCGCTCCACCACAGGGTCCATCAGCGTAGCCGACACCAAATCGGTGTAGGGCACAAAGTCGCCGTACTGCTGAATGGAAGCCGTCAGCGAGTGCATGGAGAGCTTGCTCCCGATCGGGACAACACCTTCCACGATAGGCGTCAACGCCTTGGGAAGGGGATCAAAGTACCGGAACTCAATCGTTTTGCCGCTTCCCGAAGGAATCGGGTACGAAGCGGCGTATCGGTCGTACAGAAGCTCAGGTTCCGCGAAATCGAGCAGCCGTTGATGGTAGTACGTTTTCATGCCATCGGAAAGCTCCGGGTTGGTGCTCTTGTTGAGCACATCGTCAAAAAGCCGCAGGTTCAGCCGAAGCGAGGGCGCAAACCCCGCTTCAATGTCGATCATGGGCAGGATCATTTGGGTTTTCATAGACTTCCCTCCGTTTCTTTCTTCGGGAAGCCACCTACCGGTTACAGTTCAATGGCTTCCCCACGAAGCGCGCGGCGAGCAAGATCGTCGCGTTCTTCCCTTGTCAGTTTGCTGACGTCTTTTTTCAGGCTCGCCGGGGTTGTGCTGTGCAGCCCGTTTTCAGCCGGCCGCATTCCCCGCGCCCTGATGGTATCCAGCGTCTGCTGCTGGGTCATTTTGGCAATCATCCCGCTCGCGGCGGTGATTCTCGCATCCCGCTGTTCCGGGTGTACGGTTTCATAGGCGGTCTGAACGTCGATCAAGCCGCTTGCCATCAGTTTGAAAAACCGTTCCCCCGTCTGGGGGTCGTTCATCTCAGCCAGAAGATCCAGCTGAGGGTAAACCGCCTTGGCCTTCTCAGCCTGATCGTTCCATTCGGTAAGCTTCCGATCCCGCGCCTCGTCGCGTTGTCGGTCCGCTTCCTCCTGGTTGCGCCGGGCCAGCTCGGATTCCAGGGTCTTGACATGCTTGAGCTGTTCGACCGTCATGCCGCGTTCTTCGGCTTCCTGCTCGAAGTACGCGGTGTCCGATTCGATGGCCTTAAGGAGCGCGGGCACATCGCCGGGCTTTGTGCCGTATTTCCCCTCCAGCGCTTGCAGCACCGGGTTTACCTCGTTGAGCCGGGCTTCGGTGTGCTTGGCCGATTTGAAACGCGCGTCCAACTGCTTATTGAAATCGGCAGAGAATAAGTCCTTATTCTCCCCCTTGAATTTCTCATAAGCGGCGAGCCGCTCATCCCCCTTGTCTGTGCTCACCTGCGCGCCCGGGATTGCTTCGGCACTGGCATTCAGCCCGGTCGCGGCGCCTTCTGCCCCCGAGCTGGCCCCGGCGCCATCCCCCGCGCCACCGTCAAAAAAGCGAAGATTCAGCCTTAACATTTGTTTGTCCTCCTGCCTTTCGGCCTGCCGTCTTTCCGGCGTGTCCGTTAATTTGCCCTGATGGGCCTGCCGTCTTCCCGGCGTGTAACCTTATTCTTTCACATATTCCTGAAATTCGCGCCCCACCGACACGGAATCCGGATATTGATTTGCAAGCATCGCGCAACCAGACGCGATTCCGCTGAACAATCCCAATACCTGGGGGAACCCTTCGTCGGTCGCTACGATTTCAACCGACACTGCTCCGTCCCGCTCATTCATGCAGTTGTGCTTGACGCTTTGAATGTTCCCACGCTTGCTTTCGTCCATTACGCCCTGCATAAGCGTTTGGGCAAGCATGGACGCCGCCGCGCATACCAGGTCATTTCCCCCGGTTCTGGGCGCGTTGGCGTGTCCGGAGAAGGTTGCGATGAAATGCCGGTGATTCTGCCTGAATACGATCTTGGTCATGTTGCGCTCCTTTTCACTCTGGGTGTGCTTTGGGCGGCCGCCTGCTTTCGGGCATTCCCAACCTGCGTGTTTTTCGCGGTGGACAACGCGTCCCCCAACACATTGGTTTGCGTTTCAGCCCCGCCGCTGTTGTTGGGCTGTCCGGCGGACGCGATATACCCCTGAACGATGGACGCAATCTCCTGCGTGTAGTTTGTTTTGCCCGCCGAAAGCGCGTCCAACTGTTGCGCCATAGTAAGCGTAATCGGGCCAAGCTGCTGAATCGCCTCAAACAGCGTCCCGTTTTTCTGGATGGTTTCGCGCACCTGCTCGATACCCTCAAACTGCATCATGGAAAGGCACGCAAGCGCCTGATCGCTCCGGTCGGGGCTAAAAAACCCCATCCCGTACAGCTCCTTCGCCCGTTCGTTTTGCGCGACCGTCGAAAACGGGCTGGATTTCTGCGCAATCACCCGTATATCGAAGTATGGAACACGCTTTGCGTCGGGGGTCATCGGCGTGCCGATGTCTTGTTCCGCGATATTCTGCCCATTGAACTCGACAAACTTCATCTCGCCCTGCTTCCCGATGATCCGGAAGAATCGCGGCTCGTTGTAGAACTGCCGCATCAGGTCGATGCAGAAATAGCAGATATCCTGAAACGCCAGATAGCTGGAATTGATCTGGTCGCGCGACAGTTTGTTACCCGCCTCCTGTAATGCCGCGATGGCGCTCGCCGCCGTTACGCCGCTGGCTGTGCCTCCCTGAGAAAAATCCCGGTTGCCGCTGGTTTCTTTCAATTCGTCAATCTTTTGCTGCTTGAGCGACAGGAGGCTGCCGTCCAGCGCGGGCAGATTGATCGGGTAGAGCACATCCGCAGGGTTCCCGCTGCCCTCATACGTGATAATATCCCGCGTCCCGTCGCGGAACTCATCCATGTTGATGTTGATATCCCGACGCGCGAAGAAGCGCTGCCGGGCCGCCAGCGCGGCATGCTTGATGTACAGACTGTCCAGCTTGTCGATATAAAGCTGCGGGGATTTGCACACATCCACATAGCCAAACCCAACCGGCGTGCTTTCCTCCGGGAACAGCACGTCGATCACGAACGGGAACTTTCCGTGATCGTAGAACCCGCGTTCCCTGTATTCCGGGTCGTTTTCGGACGCATACAGGATTTCTCCGCACGTAAATTTGCAATAGTGCAGCAAAGTCTTGCCCGGAGCCGCCTTTTTGTAATACCAGTCCACGACCAAAACCTTATCGGAATTGTCAACCGGATCGTCCTGCCGATAGGGCTTGATGTCCATCACAAAACTGCGGATCGCCTGCGCTTTATCTGGATACTGCTGAATCAACGTATCCCGATCCGCCAGCTCCACATGAAACACATTCCGGCTCTCCTGAATATCCGAAATGCCGGGTTGCCATAGCAGATTGAGCGCGTCGATTTTGCGAATCGCAATGTCGCCCAGCCCGCCGTATTTGGCGTTGTCCCAGAAAATCCCGACCACCGAAAAACCGTTTTTGAGCTTGTACCACCATACGTCGCTGTAGGTGCGCTCAAAGCCGTTCTGATCCAGCACCGTTGGCAGGATGGAGGTCAGCATTTCCGCGTCCGGCTTGTCGCCCGCCTCGCGCGGCAACACAGTCGGCTCCGGGTAGTTGTCCATTGCGTCGGCATGCTTGTTGGCGAGGCTGTTAAACAGCCACGCCGATGTCGGTTCGGGGTCGCTGTTATTGGGCTTTCCGCCTGCCGGCTTGACAATCTGCTGCCAATGCCTGAGCCTGTACCAGCTCTCGTTATCGACGATCCTGCTTTTCAGCATCCCCCTGCCCGCCTCGTAACGCGCAAGAGTTTCCGTCGCGCCCTTAATCTCCTCCGGCCCAATCGGCGTGTCGGTATAGGCGCTTACGTCCTGTCCGAATCGTGAAGGCGCGTCAAAGCCAGCAGGCTGCATGGACCGTTGCGGTTTCTGCGCCGGCGGCATTGCCGTCGGCTGAGCCGGTTGCTGTATAGGCTCCCAGCCGTCGTCAGGCTGTGCCTTCGGCATCTGGGCTTTGACCGCTTCCACGGCTTCCGCGCCCTCTCCGGGAGCCATCCCTTGGGCGGCGGTCTGCGCGTCCGCCTGTACCGGCTTCTTGACCTTACGCTTCCCCTGCGGTTGTTTGTCCATTGCTGATACTCCCTTTCCGCCCGCTACCGGGCATAGAACTCATACGGGCTGATGTAGCGGACATCATCGTCCGTGTCCAACGGGCTAATTGGCTTCGGCGCCGCCTGCGCAATCTTCGGCGGAACAATCGGGTTGCGCATGCACATGTATCGGATTTCATCCGCGATGTGGTCCTCGCCCTCCGTGTCCAGGTCCTCCACCTTGTGATCGTCGTAGATCAACCCGGTGAGGGTGCGAATCGTGTCCTTGCAGGTGTTGAAAATGTATAGCTGAGGGCGGCCGCCCTCGTCAAACGCCAACCGGTAATGCACCTGCATCCATCCGGGGATCCGCGCGTGGTTGCCAGGCTCGAAATATATCCCTTGCCTTGCCGCCATATCCGCGATGGTTACGCCGTTCTCGTCGCGGCTGCCATCCCATATGGCAGGATCCGCGATGCCGGATACACGTAAGCCCTTGAGCAGCGGAGATTCCTGCTCAATCCGCTTGATCTCCGCGAACACCTTGTTAGGCGGCCATTTCAGCCCCTCGTTAGGCTCGCGGCCACACCCGTACAGCTCAGCAATGCGGTATAGCGTCCCGCTGGGCGCGACTGCCCACCACCCGCATGAGAAGGGTCGGGAACTCCCCCAGTCAAACGACCGGAATCGCGGCCAGTCGCGCGGAATAGGGAACGGCTTGATGACGTGCGTAAACAGGTGCGTGTCGTAGCCCTTGGGATCGTCTGTGAACTCCTCAAAAAACTGGCCCTCAAACACGTTCCAATCGCCGTACAGCCACGCACGCTTGAGTTTTTCCGGCAGGGCTGCGAGCTGCGCCTTATACTCCGGCTGTGCGGCCATGAGCGCCGTGTTATCGTCTACAAACGACTGGATAAAACTGTATTCCTCCGGATTTTCATCGGGCTTGAATTTCCGGTCAATAAATATGCGCTTTACCCACGAATGACCAACCCCACCGGGGTTAAATGTAAGGTAAATTCGTTTTGGTAGGCCGTTTGTGCCACGGATACACGCCTTTAGAACCTGAAAAACGATCTCCATGTACTGCGTAGCCTCCTCCAGAAATATGACATCGTACTCCGCGCCCTGGTATCGATCCAAGTCCTTGTCCGCATCGCAGTAGCCGAACTCTATGGTGCTACCGTTTGGGAAGGTATAAATTTTGTCTTGGGAGTTGTATCGTGCGTATTTATTGGACAACAGCGCCCGCAAAGGGTCGATGTGATTGCGCTTCAGCTCGTTGAATGTCTTGCGCACGATCAGTATTTTGATTCCCGCATACTGCTCGGCCAGCAGAACCGCCTTGGTTCTTGCACCCCAGCTCTTACCGCCCCCACGAGCACCGCCATACCCGATGTATTTATGCCGATCTAAAAACAATACCATCTGCTTCGCATTGGGCGATTGCAGCGTCAACGTGCTCATTTGCTGGCCTCCTCTGCGCTTTCGCCGTGCTCAAAGCGGATCAGTAAGCCTTCGCCATCTCCATCATGCTTTTCATCCGCGTCAACGTGCATCACGTCCCGCAGGTCTTTCAGCGCGGACGCAATGCGCTTAGCGTCGGACGTATTGATTATGGATTCGCCCGGCACAGCGATTTCCTCCGTGTCCTCCACCAGCCGTTTGACCCCACCGCCACAATCAATAACATTGTCGCCCTTACGCTTAACGACTGTGTACGCACCGAGCTGCCGGGATGCCTGATGCAGTTTGTCCGCCAGGTCATCCCCGATTGCCATGAGGCGCGATAGCCGCTCAACCTCGTTTTTGGCGGAAAGTGAAACTATTTTTTGTTTCACTTTCTTTTCAACTTTGATTCCCACCGCGGCGCGTTCCGCCGTCCATTTTTCCTTCATCGCACGCTTGCTGATGGCTGAAAACGTCACTCCGTATTTATCGGCCAATTCACGCATCGTGATCGACGTGCTGATATAATCCGCTTTGACTGCCATCCAGTCCGTCTTGGACACGCCAATCACCTCGCTCCGTGCAATTCCAGTGTATAGCACCCGTCGGTTTTTCCGCGCCCTGCCGATGTTTCACTCGTGTTTCAAAGATTTTCTCAAATTTCCACGAAATGGGTATTGACATATGCACAACGCTATGCAATAATAGGAGCAAGAAAACTTGCCGCAGGCGGGATAAGCCGCCGGGCAATGGAGGTAAGTATGTACGGAGTATCAAGCAGCAATGGTCAGGTTGAATACATCGTCCGCTTTGAAAGCGACGAGGATGCCCAGAAATGGCTTGTGACCGAGGAAAATGACTTCCGTACCCGCGAGTTGCTTACCGAGGACGAAGTCCTCGATCAGTACGGCGACTGGTATCGGGACATTGCAGATGATCACAGCCACCCGCGCGACTGGGCAGGCGCAAGCCTCGCGGACGTAACGCCGGTGTGGCCGGATGGAGTACGCTGATGATGGGGGAGAATCGCATCACGCTCGCAGAGTACGCCGATCTCATCCATCGTGATCGTTCCTGCGTACTGCGAAAAGCTCAAAAAGGCGACTTTCCAAGCGCAAGGCGTGAAACCATAGGCGGTTACAAAATCTGGACTATCGACAAATCAGAACCCTATATCGATAAAAGAAAAGGCCCCCGATAACGCGGGGCCCTTTCTTTCACTCATCTGTGTGATTGTTCCGGTCTATCAACCTGGCATATGGGCACTTTGCATACTCGTAGGTTTCGCAATACCCGTTCATCCATTTTTCCAGCTCGGCGAATTTTATGAACGCCACGATGTTCTCCATGTCCCGCGTCGCGCCTTCGCACCTGATTTCTGCACGATGCGTTTCTAACCGGCGCAACCGTCGGTAGTATGGGCATATTGCCCGCGCATCACCCGGTTCATTGCCCATGTGGATCATCCACCTCCTGCGCGTTCTCGGCGCACACGGGCAACATTTGGGCGATGATTTTCCGCGCATCCCGTATGCCGTGCGCGTACTGCCGGTTGCCTATCGCGGCGCATGTCTGATGCTTGTCTAACTGATAATCAATGCGGGCAATAACATCATACGCCGCGTCCCGCTCGGCGGTCAGGCGGGCAATTTCCGCGCTGGCCTTAGCCGCGGCAATAATAATCCGCTCATGATCCTCGCCATGGTCTGGGAAAAATTCTGAAAGGCTCATGGATACACCAATTTCCGCTTGCACATGTCGGCCTAGTGAATCTTTAAGCCGCTCATTCTCCTTCATCGCCGCTCCCAGCGCGTCAAGGGCGGCTATTCCGTCGTTCGCAAATTGTTTAAGTAGCGTAATCGAGCACGTCTGTGCATCATCATCAAGCGCAATGGCTTTTTGGCACACCTCCCGCTGCTGGGCAATCCACTCCTGATTGATTTCCATGCTCAGCCCTCCTCTCGTATTCGCCGGTAATATGGGCATATTGCCCGCGCATCACCCGGTTCATTGGCCATGTTCGCACCGTCCTTTCTCAATCCGCTCCACCGTCCGCCACCCAAAACAGCATCCCTTGCAGCGGTAGTACCGCCATGTGTTACCATCCGCTTTGCGCTCCGTGCTGTACACGTATCCCCGCGCGCCGCATTTTGGGCACATCATGACGCGTTCGCCTCCTTCAGCGCGTTTTTCCGCGCGCTCTCAATCCTGGCCTTTAACGCGTCCATCAGGGCATCCTGTACATCCCGTTTGCCCTCCAGCGCGTCGGCCACGTCCATATCCATGCCATCAACCACCAGCAGCCGGTGCACGATCACGCTATCGGCTTCCTGCCCCTGCCGGTGGAGGCGTGCGTTTGCCTGCTGGTACAGTTCCAGCGACCAACTCAGCGTGTACCAGATCACGTGATGCCCGCCTGCCTGCAGGTTCAGGCCGTAGGCGCAGCTGGCCGGGTGCGCCAGCAACACGTCGATCTCCCCCCGGTTCCACGCGTCTGCATCCGCCTGCGAAGCGTACAGCCGCGCACGGCGACCCTGTTTGCGGGCAATGGCCAACAGCCGGTCAACCTCATGCCGGAAACCGTAGAATAGCAGCGCGTGCTGTCCGTGTAACCCTTCCAACAGCTCGTCCAGCGCTTCCAGCTTGTCCGTGTGCACCGTGTAAGGCGTACCGGTTTCGGTGTCGTACACATTGCCACCGCACAGCTGCAATAACTTGCCCGTCAGGGCCACGGCGCTGCCGGCTTCAATCGTCGTTTCCGCCAATTCCAGCAAGTAGTCCCGCTCCATGCGCGCATAGGCCGCCTTGGCCGCTGATGACAGCGTTACGGGTATATCATCCACCACCAGCGGCGGGATCGTCAGGTAATCCTCTGCCCGCATACTCACGCAGATGTCGCCGATCAGGGATTTCACGGTATCTTCCGAATCGTTTTTCTCCCGCAACTCATGGCTGTACGGGTTGTAGTGAAAATACCGATCCTGAAACGCGCTCCACGTCTTGCCCAGCCGTTGCCCTTCGTCCAGCAGGAAGATCTGTGCCCATAAATCCTGCAACCCGTTCGGCGCAGGCGTGCCGGTCAGCCCTACAAGCCGTGATATGCGGGGCAGCATCCGGCGGAGTGCCTTGAACCGCTCTGCCGAATGGCTTTTGAAGCTGGAAAACTCGTCGCACACCACCATGTCAAACGGCCAGGCCGAACCGAACTTCTCGCAGACCCACACGACGTTTTCGCGGTTAATGACGTACACATCGGCGTCAGCCGACAATGCCCGCAGCCGTTGCTTTTCACTGCCCAGGGCGATGCTTACCCGCAGGCCTCGCAGGTGATCCCATTTTTCCGCCTCGCGGCTCCAGGTGCCTTCCGCCACTTTCTTGGGGGCGATCACTAGTGCCCTGCATACGGCAAAGCGGTTGAACTTCAAATCGTGAATCGCCGTCAGCGTAATGACGGTTTTGCCCAAACCTAACCCATTTCCAAAAACAAACCCAGTCGCGGACGCGCGATCAGCTGATCGATACAGTACGCTTGATACGGGTGTGGTTGGAAACGCATCAGGCATCACCTCCTTCCCACGGTGCGGTCAATGCCCCGGCGGTAATCCGTTCGGAGGCCCGCCCCGCGAACACCGTAGCCTGTTCCTGCCATGCGCACAGCTCGTCCAGCAGCTGACGCACACCCGGCAGGCCATACACAATACGCACCGGAAACCCCAACCGCGCAAGTCGCGCGGTTACCGCCCTCTGCGGCGCGCTGGGTTCGCCGTCATCGGCTTTGAGTTCCACGAACACCAGCCGTCCATGAGGCAGAAGCACGATCCGGTCCGGAACGCCCACGTGCCCGGGGCTGACCCACTTGTAGGCCACGCCGCCCAACCATTGCACCCCTTCGACAAGCTTGCGCTCGATAGCTTTTTCGGATATCCTTGCCATCCGGTTAACCCTCCTGAAAATTTCTTACTTACACTCCTTGACAACCAGTCTTGATTGTGTTACGCGCGTGCGCCCGCGCGCGCCTGCGTGCGCGCGGACACTTTTACGTGATTTAAGATATTTAAGCGTATATTCTCCCTTACTTTCTTATTTTTTATACTTGTTAGGAAAGCTTGTCACTTTGTTCACGGTAGCCATGTAAGCCAACCAGCGCAACAAATTTTGCGTGAACAATCTTTGTTCACTGACTGTCACTTTGTTCACGGGACAAAATCCGTCCCGTGAACAATCTCGGGACTTTGTTCACAGCCTGTCACGCAGTTCGCGCCACTTTGTTCACGTGATTTCCATCCCTCCCGACCCGTCTTTGCGATAACCTCGCTGAGTGCCGTAGTCCCCTCCAAATCGATACCTCCCCGGCAACCAGCCCAGCCGCGCCAGCGCCTTGTTGATCGTGACCATCTGCCGATTATCGCAGTACGCCAGGTCCTTCCCGTAGCACTCCGCCCAAACCTCACGGGCGCAAATCTTTGTGCGCGGCACAAGCTGCTCCTGGGCTCCGGCGCCAAAGTCCCGCCGCGTTGCCAGCCATGAACGCCGGTCAACCAATTCCCGATCGTACCAGTCCGCGGGTATCGGCTTATCAAGAAACGCCCGCACCATGCCCTCCACGCCGTCATCCTCGCGGTACCGCTCCTGCAGCACCTTTGCCGCCGCTTCCAGCCCCGCGTCATCCAGAAACAGCCGCTCGCCAAGCTCGTAGTACACCCGGGCTTCCGCCCATATCTGATCTACCTCCGCGGCGAAGCGGTCAAAATCATCAGGGCTCATTTTGCGGGTAATTGGCAGCGGCCAAAAGCGGCGCTCGCCGGTTTCATCGCGGAGAAAATCATCTTTATTGGTCGTGCCGAAGAACACGCAGCGCCGCGGGCTATCCTCTGCAAACCGCCCATAGGCTGCCCGGAAGCGGTCGCTGGTGCGGGTGATGAACTGCTTAGCCGCGTTCAGCTCGCTATGGTTCAGTTGCGCCAGCTCGCCAAGCTCCACGATCCAACTGCCCTGTATCAGCTCGCTTGCCTCTTTGTTGCGGTCAAAACTGCTTAAGGAGGCGTTGAACCACTGCCGCCCCAGCATTTGCAATACGGTCGACTTGCCGTAGCCCTGACCGCCTACAAGCGTGAGCACGGTATCGTATTTCACACCCGGCTTGAGCGCGCGAGCTACACAGGCGACCAGGCTCTTGCGCGTCACGGCGCGGGTGTAGGGCGTATCCTCCGCGCCCAGGTAACGCACCCACAGCCGATCCACACGGGGCGTGCCGTCCCATTGCAGGGCCTGTATGTAGCTCTCCACGTCGTCATAAGCGTTGGCGTTGGCCACCGTCGTAAACGCGTCATCGATTGCCTGCCGACCTTTCAGCCCGTAGGCCGTTTCCAGATACCAGCGCAGGCCGGACCCGTCGGCATCCGTCCATGGGCGGCGGCCGTTCTTGCAGATCGCGCTGGTGCCCCAAGGTGTGGCGCGCATGACCATCACGCGCACGGCGAAGCGATCGTAAGCCATCAGCCCGCACAGTGCCGGATCGTGCGACAGGATCAGCCGAGCGTTCTCCACCGTGGGGAAGATTTGGCCCTTGGTGCTGACACCCAGTTTAGCTTGCCAGTTATCAGTGTTATCCGGTTCCGGCGCAACCAGTGCGGTCACCGCGAGCGAAACTGCGCTGTCCGGGGCTGGGTCGAAATCCGCGTGCACTTGCTCGGCGCGCTCGCGCAGCAGCGTGGCGCGCACCTGTTCGTCGCCGGTAGCCAGCGCCGCCATGGCGGCATAGCTGGGCAACCGGCTTACCGGCGTTCCGGCCTGCGCTTCGTCATCCTGATCTCCGAAGCGGTGCAGCCGCACCAGGTCAAACGCGTTTACTAGCTTTTCGCTGCACGGGTCGGTCGCATGGTGGGAAAACAGATACTTTCCGTCATCGTAGAGCACCGCGCCGCCCGTGGTAGAGCCGGCCGCGTAGGTATAGCGGTCCTCACCCGCAGGCGCATAAACGCCAGGCAGGAACTCCGCCATCGCCGCTTCCACGTCGTACACCCGGCAGAACGCGCCTACCAGCCCGCCCTTGGTGGTCGGGTCCTCCTGCTTTTGCAGCATCCGCTGTTCCAGCTTGGGCGTGCCCGGCACCTGCGGCCACTCGGTCACGTTGCGCCAGTCATCGTACAGGCGCAACACGCCGTCCGGGTCAACCATGGGCCGATCCTCAGCGTAGAACAGATACTCACCGTCTGCGCAGCAGCTGGGCCAGTACATCATGCGCACGGCTTGGAACGTGGTCGGGTCCATGTAATGCAGCCCGATCCGCTCCGCCAGCTTGCGGGCGATCGGCTCGTACTCATCCGCCGTCACGCCGTGCGCAAGCGGCAACAGCACGCGCAGGCGCGGGCGGGTAGGCTCGTGCTTGCGGGTGGAGTATACGCAATAGGCGCAGCCCAGCGCGGACACCGCCTTTAGAGCGTCCGAAGCGCCCAGCGATGGGATGCTGTCCATGTCCAGCGTCACCACGTCGCGGCTGAGCACGGCGGTGTTTTTGCGGCGGCCATCCTGCAGCAGGCCCGCCACGTAGCCGCCCACGTCCTTGAGATCATCCTGCTGCGCCTTGCTCATGCGCAGGTAGGCGGTGAGTGTTTCCTGCCCGCGCGCAGGGGTTTGCAGACGCTGTACGAGTTCGCCCCAGCGCAGGGTCTGCGCAGGCCAGCGAAGGCTGCGGCGGTTGCCTGCCGCCGAGATAGTGATGGTACGATCAAACTTCATGGAGGAAACCTCCCAGATCAATCTTTACGATAGTAGTCCGTTATAAACCCGTCCCCCTTGAGCAGCAGCCCCGGCGCCCAGTTGATCGGCTCGGCCATCATGGCGAGCAGCTCGTCCAGCCGCGCGTCGGCTGTTTCGGCGGTTACCTCCACAATCACCTCATCGTGCACGTGGAAGCGGATACCCTCGGTCGGCCCAAACGCCATGCGCGCCGCAATGCGCCGTAACACCTCAGCCAGGCAATCCCGCGCGATCGCCTGCACCACGTTTTCCGTGAGCGTGCCGCCCCATGCGCGCGTGTAGATGAACCCGCCTTTGCCCTGTGCCTTGTATGCCAATTCCTCATTGCCGTAGTCGCCAATGTCAATGCGCGGCGCGGGGTAGAACAGTTGTCGCCCGGCGGGTAAGTCCACCGTCAGGTAACGATCATTCGGCGGATAAATGGAGGTTTCCAACCAAAAGCGCAGTCCTTTAACATCGCGTCTTGCGCCGGTTTTTACGGCGGCTACGGACGCGTCCTGCAATTCGTACCACAGCCGCTTAATATGGCTGTTGGCGTTGCGCCAGCGGGTTACGATGTCAGGCAGTTCATCTTCGGTCAGCCCCATCTTGAGGGCGCCCATGTTGACCAGCGCGCCGGGACCGCCGCCGTAGCCGAGCGCCAGCGTGGCTACCTTGCCCTTGGAACGCAGCGCGTAGTTGGCCTGCCCTTTGCGGATGGTGTCCAGAGGGACACCGAACATCTGCGACGCGGCGGCTTCGTAGATTTTGCCGTGTGTGGCGAAAACTTCGTTCACCCACGTTTCGCCGGCCAGCCAGGCGACTACGCGCGCCTCAATGGCCGAAAAGTCCGCCACGATGAAGCGATTGCCCGGCGCGGGCACAAGCACCGTGCGGATCAGCTGGGATAATGTATCCGGCAGGTTTCCAAAGCACAGCGTCAACGCCTGCCGGGTATATAGCGGGTCGCGTCCGCCCTCCCGCAACAGGTTACGCGCGTATTCCAGCGCCTCACCCGTCAGGCTGGGCTTAGGCAGGTTGTGCACCTGAATGCCGCGCCCGCTCCATCGTCCGGTGTGCGCGCCGTAAAACTGCAACAGTCCTCGCACACGGCTGTCTTCGGGCGAGGTCAACGCGGCCAGCGCGTCATATTTGCTCACGCTGGTTTTACCCAGCCTCTGCCGGATTTCCAGCATCCGACGCGCCGTGTCGGGCGTGGTCGCGTCTTTGAGTAGGTCCTTCACGTCCTCTTTGCGGATAGACACCGGCGTGTCGCTGTCCAGCTCGGCAGTGATCCACGCCTTGAGCTGGGCCGTACTGTTGGGGTTGTTCAGCCCGGATATCTGCACCGCCTCCGTCAAAAGGTCAGCTTTTTCATCTGCCCACACGGTACGCGCGGCTTCCACGAGCTGGCGCTCTACCCGGATGCCGCCGGCGTTGAGCAGTGCGTCCTGCTCCCAAAGCTTTTGTTCGCTTTCCGGCAGCGGCCAGGGTGAAAAGCGCTTCTCCAGCGCGCGCTCGGCCTCTACGTCGTTACGGTTGTATTCCTGGTACATCTGCCACTTTTCAGGCTCTTGTTCCGGCAGTACCCGGCGGCCGTGCGTATCCGGGCAGCTGAACCGCTTGATCAGGGTTTTGCCGGTTTTGAGCTTTTGCTTATCCTCATCGATGCCGACGGCGGCGCCCATGGCGGCCAGGCCTCCGGAATAACCCAGATACAATCCGTGTACCATCGTGCAACGCCAACGGCTGACCGGGGTAGCAAGGCCGATCCGGCCAAGGCAGTACCATTCGAAAACGGCGTTAAACGCGTGCAGGGTAACGTCCGCGCGTTGGAACCAACTGAGGAAATCAGCCCATACCGTGTGGCGCGACTCGGTAGCGTCGGTCTGTGCCAAATCGATCACTCGCACCGGCCCGTCATCCACGGCTACGCCAATCAGCAGCACGCGAAATTCGGGGCTGTTGGCATATCGGTAAAGCCCGACATCGTTAATATCGAGGCCGCTATAGGTTTCAATGTCGATGCTCAGCTGGTGCATTACAGTTCATCCTCCAGTGCTTTAATCGCCCGGGAATAGACGATTGGATCAACCTGCCCGAGCTTACCGGGCTTTTGCGCCGCGCGCAGATCTTCCAGCGCGTCATGGATCACCCGCTGGTAGTGTTCCTGTTGCCGGTAGGTTACGTCACATTCGCCGCCGCATTTGCTTTTCACGAGTAAATCTTCCAGCTCGCTGCGTGTATCATAGCCCATTACATGTTCGATCAAGTCCAACAGACCCGCTTCACCATCCACAAAACACACTTCACCGTTCACACGTACCTTTAACCTTGCGCATCACCTTTCCGAGTATCCGGGGCACGGAGGGTTAGTCCGTGCCCCTATGGGCTAGAAGGGCAGGCCGGTAATCGGGTTGATCTGCGGCATGCCCTGCGCCGCCGGCTGCGGGGCGTACGCGGGCTGTTGCGGGTAGGCCGTCTGCGGAGCCTGTACCGGCGCGCCATAGTAGGCCGGGTAGCCGGGCTGCGGGGCAGGGGCATAGGCAGCAGGGGCCTGCGGAGCGTAGCCGGGTTGCGCGTATGTCGCGGGGGCCTGCGGGGCATAAGCCGCGGGGGCAGCGTAGCCGCCATCGCCGAAATCATCTTCCGCCGTGGAACCGCCGGCCAGCGGTACGCCGTCGCGAAGCTTTTGAACGTTGTCCAGGGAGCAGCCTACACCTTTGTTGCCATCCTTGTTGTAGGCGAAGAAGGTCATGCTTACGCGCCCGGAGATACCGCTATAGATTTCACTTTCATTCATGATCGGGTTGCGGTTTGCGTCTACTACTTCCGGTTTGCGCGTACTGTTTGCGGTAAGCACCCAGCGGCCTTTGCACTCGGGACCAAATTCCGATTTGTCCTTAGGGCGCACACCATCGCCATCATACACAGGGGAGGGAACATAGTTGGGGAGGCCACCCCATTTTTCGGTTGCGCCCGCCTGCTTTGTGGCCTCGATAGCCGCGTTGATCCGCGCCATGGTGGCCAGATCCGTTTTGGGGATCAGCACCGTTACCTTGTACTTTTCCGATTCGTTCGGGTTGCGCTTTTTCGCCGGGCGCAGGATGTTCACGTAGCTGAGCAGCGCTTCGCCAGTCACCACATGGCTCGGGTTCGCATTTGTCGGGTTTGCCATTTCTCATTTCCTCACTTTCGCACTTTCGTACTTTCACACTTTTGGAACGGGCAAGCCGTTCCCCGGAAGGTCGTATTGCGGCCCTCCGGGGAGCGCCCAGCGCTCCGATAGAATAATCATTGCGGCGTATCCGCGAAATCGGATTCAGCCGACGGTTTGGTGATCGCTGGCCTGGGGTCGGCTTCCGGCACCAGCGCGGGCTTGCCGGGCTTGCGGGTGATCTGCTCGGCCAGTTTTTCAGCGAAGGCTTTCTTGCCCATCAGGGCTTCCAGCGCCGTGAGAGTGATCGGCTCGCGCACATATAGGAGCGCCTCTTGGATGCCTGCCGCCTTTGCCTGTTCGAATGCTTTTGTCTGATCTACAAAGGCGCGTACCGCTCGGCCCTCCACCATCTTCCAGCCCGGCACAGTGCCGCCGGCGAGGAGGATATTCTGCACGTATTTGCGCAGCTGATCCAGCCATTTATCCAGCCGCTCGCCGATCGCAAGCACGGCTCCCAGTTCCGCATCAGTCAGCGGCTCGCGTGCATCGCCGGGCAGACGGTAGTTATAGGCTTCCAGCGCGGTAAAGGTTGATGCGCGTTCCTTGCACCGGGTGGCTCGCGGGCAGAACTGGCACCAGACGCCTTCCTGCAGATCGCCCTCGCCGGCGAAGGCCTGCGCCGCGACCTCGCGGATGCTCTCACCCCAGGCGTTCAGATCGCCGGGCGTAATGCTCCAACTGGTGATGCTGTCCCGACGCGGCTGGCAGATCGTCATGCTGATCTGTTCAATGGGGTAGATCATGGAAAACGCATGGTACGCGCCCAGGGCGTAGAGCATCAGCTGCGGGTTGCCTTCGGCTTCCACCGGCACGCCCTTGCCGTGTTTGTAATCATATACGCGCATCCACCACAGGCCCGCCGTGTCCTGCCCAAAGGTGAGGCAGTCGCACGTTCCGAACCCTTCCGGTACAAGGTAACTGTAGTCCACGCGCTGCTCTATGAACACTGTTGGCGCGCCCGCGTACATCAGGCTACAGTCATCGCGGATCAGATCAATGTATACGCCAACCGCCACATCGGCGGAAGCGGCCGCGGCCGAACGCATACGGGTGCGGGTGGCTTCGTCTGCTTCGGCATTACCTGGCTCCGTTTCGTCCGCCGCATACCCCAATGCGTTTAGAAGCCTCGCCCGTGCCGCCGCATACGCGGTCTTGGTCATCGGTGCGTAGTAGGTCTGCGTCAGCTTTAGCGCGGCCAGTTCATGAGCCAGGCTACCCTCACGGGCATACGGGCTATCCGTGTCCGGTAGCTCTGCGCACAAGCGGGCACTAGGCGGGCAATGCAGCCAACGGTGCGAGCTGCTCGCGCCCAGCAGCGCGTGGCTGCCGGGCACAGGAGCTTTAGTAACTTTGCGGGGCATCAGATCGTACCCCCCATATCCCGGAGCGCCTGTGCGAACTCGCCATAGCGTTCCGGCGGCACCTGGTTAATGCCCTGCACGCCGAAGCGGGCCAGCAACTGCTGCATGGCGGGAACGCCGACACGCGCCATCAGCTGAGCGCCGGCGGTCATGAGGTCATTAGCGTTGAATGTGGGGGCGGCGGTCGGGATCGGCTGCGCCGGGGCGGCGTACTGCGGTGCCGGCGGGACCTGAACAGGAGCAGGAGCGATTTGCGGGATCGGCGAGGGCACAAGAGCGGCGTACTGCGGCGCCATCGGCGGCTGAGCCTGAGCGGACGCGGGGTGGTTCGTGACTTGCTCCCAAGCGTGAAGCTGAGCGATGATTTCTTCCAGAGTTGCGCCGGTGATTTCAATGCGATACATGTTGTTAATCCTCCCTACTTGCTTTCCTGGACGGTTACAGTGATGCCATTCTTGGGGTCGATGCCGGCGGCGTCCACCTGCGTCTTTTTCAGGTACAGGGTCATCTGCTCCGGGCGCTCCCCGGTTTCGAAGCGGTAGCAGGTTTTGGTTTCCGTTTTCAGGGTGAATTTGATCTCCAGCATGGGCTACATCCTTTCTTCATCGGTGTCAGTATCATCCAGTTTCAGGGGCGCGTCAGTTTGAACGTCGCAGTCGCAGTGTTCGCCGGGGTCAAGCGCAGCGTGGCAGATGGGGCATTCACGGTATTGGCTCATTGATTTTCCTCCTGTTTGTGGTAGAATGTAGTTGAATCTTGTGTTTTGCGTCACAGGTTCGGTTCGTCGGGTTCGCGTGCCAGCGCGGGCCCGATTTCGTCTACGTCGCATAACTTTTTGGCGAGGCGTAGTGCTCCCGGGCTACGAAGCCGCTGCCAGCCCTGCGCGGACGGCGCCCACCTAAATCCGTTGGCTTTGAGTTGCGCAGTTACGTTAGCTGACTGGTGTTCGTCGTAACGGATAGTCACACGGTTGGTGGTTGGGTTGCTTTCGATCTCGCCGCCGTCAAATTCAATCAGCTCGGCGGGCATGCCATCGACCGCTTGCAACTTGGCGATGCGCTCTTTGACCGATTTAATGTCGCGGGCGAGATATGGGAGGATATACCACGCAGATTGTTCTCCTCCGGTCTTTTTTGCCGCTTTATTCGCGGCTTTCACGCGGTCGCGCGTAGCTTCCAGCTTTGCAAGCTTGGCTTGCAGTTTTTCGATTGCCGTAGGGTCGTCGGATGATATGGCACTGTTGCATTCGGCTGCTTCCGCGCGTTCTGTGTAATAATTTGCCGTGCGGTTGAGTTCAAGCGCCTTGTCCATCATGAGGGCGCTCCGTTCGCGTAGGGCGGGAAGTGCTGGGCGACCGATAATGTTGGGCTGCCCAAAGGGAATATCTTTGACCATGTCGTGCGCACGCTTGAAGCGCTGGCTGGATTCCTGTGCGGCGCTCGCCGCCGCGTTGTTCAGTCGGTCAATGCGCGCCTGTCTGCGTTCCTCGTAATCCTCTCTACCGGGCATACTTATTCCACCTCCAAACAATCAGATTTGATATAGCC